GTGAAACATGAATAGACTGGATTATAGAGTTGCACATCACGTATATGGAAGGGATGATACCCTTGTTCCACATCTCCTTGCCCCAATTCTTCTTTCATATGTTCGACTAAAGCATTCATATCATACACATTTTCGTTCTCAAACTCGATCCATTTTTCTCCTAAATATTTTGCCATAGTTGTATATCTTGAATGGAACATATAATATTGCCATTGTGAACGATTGTTGCCCATTGCGTTCATCACTTCCAAATAAAAATCCCTAAATAGTATAAGTTTAGCAAAATGGCATTAGAGTTGAAAAAGTTTGACATGAAAAATATCACATTTAAACCCGATGAGAACAAGGGTCCCGTCATTGTCATGATTGGTCGTCGTGATACCGGTAAATCGTTTTTAGTCAAGGATCTATTATACCATCATCAAGATATTCCTATTGGAACTGTTATTTCAGGAACAGAAGCCGGAAACGGTTTTTATTCGGCTCATGTACCTAAACTCTTTATTCACGAGGAATATAGTACATTTTTAATCGAGAATGTGCTAAAAAGACAACGTCAGGTTCTCAAACAAGTGAAAAAAGAAATGGAAACATATCGTCGAACCACAATTGATCCTCGGACTTTCGTCATCCTAGATGATTGTTTATACGATGCCACTTGGTCCCGTGATAAAATGATGAGATTGCTTTTCATGAACGGTCGTCACTGGAAAGTGATGTTGATCATTACCATGCAATATCCACTCGGTATTCCACCCAATTTGAGAACCAACATTGATTATGTATTCATTTTAAGAGAACCTTATGCAGTAAATCGCAAACGTATTTGGGAGAATTATGCCTCCATGTTTCCAACATTTGAATCGTTCAATACTGTCATGGATCAAACCACCGAGAACTTCGAATGTTTAGTCATCAATAACAATGCCAAATCGAATAAAATCACCGATCAGATATTCTGGTACAAAGCCGAGAACCGTCCAGATTTCAAGTTGGGATCCAAAGAGTTCTGGGAAATCTCGAAATCAATGGGTTCCGACGACGAAGACGAAGCCTATGATCCACAAAAAGTGAAAAAGAAGAGCACATTGCAACAAATAACGGTCAAGAAAACAAAATAAAAAGAGAGTATCATACAACTATATATGCAAGCGATTGCCGTTTTTCAAGATAAAAAAATAAACGGAACTGTTCGTTTCGTAGAAGAAGACAAAGATATAGTGCGTATTGAAATCGATGTAGTCGGATTGCGCAAAAACGCCCACCACGGTTTTCACGTACATGAATGCGGAGACATGTCATTAGGATGCGAAAGTATGTGTGCTCATTTTAATCCCTATGGCAAAACTCACGGTTGTCCCGGCGAAAAAGAACGTCATGTGGGAGATTTAGGTAATTTGAAAACCGATGCCCACGGTTGTGCAAAATATGTAATGTATGACGACCAAATCAAGTTGCGTGGAACCAAATGCAATATTATTGGACGCGGACTCATTATACATGCCGATCGCGACGATTGTGGAAAAGGTGGTCATGATACATCACTTACGACTGGCAATTCGGGAAAACGCATTGCATGTGCAGTGATTGGAATTGCATATCCTTAAAAATAAAATTGAAATTATTTCGGGTTTAGTATAAGATTACTATTATACTAAAACATTCAAACATATTGATCCAAAATACTTACGTTTAAAAAAATGGAAACTAGACGTCGTCGCCTCCCTACTTGTGGCTATTGTGTTGAAGAAGGGCATAATGTGCGTAGTTGTTGTGAACCAGATATGGTGCAATTACGTAGACAATTTAAAAATATAGTTCGGAACCATGAACGTCTTGAAACCATAAGAGTTTGGTTGAATCAAATAAACAATACCAAATTATTGAAAATGGTGGTCATGCAATACATTAGTATCGGATTCCACACAGTTATTTCAAAACCGGATATGGTGGAACGGACGATGCAATTTGTCTATGAACAACACCGTCATGAATTACATGAAAAAGTCACAAATGTAAATATGTATATTAGACAACTCGATCATATGCAAGTAGTGTTAACACCACAAATGCTGTGCGAAAGTTATACTGCATACTTTCGAGAAGCACAAATATCGGATGAAGAACATGCGTTAGTATGTGCAGTTGTATTGGATATGCCAGCAATAAATATGGTTATCGAATATATTGTTTTGGCCCGATTGGAATGCTATTTAGCAAATATGATACGAGAAATCACACAGCAAATTATGGGTTATGGGCAAGATTTTCGAGTTCAAGATATTCGAGTAATACCCATTTATGTGGAACCTGTAAAATATATATATGAAGAATCGAATATACCTCCACCGGTAAATACCGATCCATGTCCGATCTGTTTCGATGATCTGAAATGGCGGGATACATATACAACAGCATGTGGTCATCACTTTTGTCATAAATGTATAGAATCCACGATCAACCAAATCCCGAATACCACTCGATGCCCGTGCCCTATGTGCCGCACCCCATTAGAAAAATTATATTATTATGATATGCAAAAATATACAAATAATATGGATCAAAAACTTCCAATACTCATTGATCTTACGAGTATTGGATAAACATAGAGTATGAATACTTATTTTTTATGGTATATAATAACTATCTTGCGCAATATCATCCAATACAGATATATAATAATTATATAAAACACTGCACCGCTCATAACTTTTCGCATCGATCCTACATGCGACCATTCCAATATGGGATCATCGCTCATGGGATTCTTTCTAAATACCAATACCACATAATCGCGAATATATTCATAATGGTGTTTTTCATACATTACCAAATAGTTCGGAAAAAGTCCCACATATTCTTGGCTATTGCGAACATAGTCCCCATTTTCTAACAATTCCGTAATTAAATATGTCGTCAGTGTAGTATTACGATTGGGTTCACGCACCAGAATCATCCCATCAGGTTTCAAAATACGGTCGATTTCCTTCAAAATAAAATGGAAATCAGTATTGCTAATATGATGTATACAGTCATTTAATAATACAATGTCGAATGTATGATTCTCAAACGGTAGTCTTCCGCTATAAGGCGTTATCATATCAATTTGTAGAAACTCTTTTTCCGGAAATGCCCACGATGCCATGGCAATGCGACTTTGGTCATTATCCACACCCACATAATTGTTAAAATACACTCATGATTCCTGGTCCGGATCCAAAATCCAAGACTTTTTTCGCGCCATCATTTGTAAATTGGGGGAGAATGGACCCCAAGTGTTTTTTGAAGAGGGCTTGTTCAAAATCTTTACAAACATGAAAATAGAAAAACCCGGTATCTATGATCCCACTAAAGTTTTCATTGAGTAAAACTCGATTGACAAAAAGAACGACAAAGACCAAATGAATCCACATTAGATTACTAGATGGATTCATTATATATGGATTTATGCAAATAAATCTCGGACATTTTTCAACATATTGACTTTTGATTCGACTGCGGCCACATCAATCGATTTTCTGAATCGACTTGGGTCGGCACAAATCGCCATCAATAATTCGAAATCGCGGTCAACATCTCCCGACAAGTCAATTTGCGTTCCAGGAAAATAAGATTCAATGTTTTTACATCCTAGATATACCGGTGTTGTACCGGCCAATAAAGGATTAATGATTTTTTCCGAAAAGTAATGCGCACATTGATAGTTCTCGATGCAAATGTGAAACTGATACGATTCGACCATTTTACACATATCGACTTCTTCAAATGGCCCTTTGAAACGAGGATCATTCGTACTTGTATAAAACTGGCATCCGCGACCATAAATATCGATCGGTAAATCACTACGTATTATTTTTTGGACCAATTTATGTCGATATTTATGTCCAGGTGCAAAGTTTTTCTGACTGATCATGATGGACATGATATTGGTTTTTACAGGCGGATTGACGTAAGGTTTTACATACCATAAAAAGGCATTTCCTTCGACAAATGCCGAAGGTAAGTTGGGAATCTTGTCACCAATGAAATATTTGCTAATATGGTGTTGGGCATATTGAACAAACTCTGGCGTCAATCGCAAAAATTGAATCGGTTCGTGTGCAAACCCAATGACATTTTCCTTGGGGATACTAAGGTGTGGCATACCGGTATTCATGATAATGACATGAGTATAATCATCACCCTCCGTCATTCGGAACTGCGTTCCGTATCCTGGAATAGATTCGGCACAACTTATTTTTTCCCATTGTTCTTTAGCACCGCGCGAATCACAGCACGACGAAAAAACGCGAATAATCATCATAATATACCATGTATAATATGGTGGTTTTTATATAGTTTATAGTGTTGAGCATTTCACAGATCAGTAATGTACATCATAAATCAATGCTTCTCCGGTAAAAATCGTGAGATGTTCTATCATATGCCAGTGGATTTATTATAAATGAGTTTCTATCAGTCGTTTCTTGATCGGGTTGGTGATTGTATATTGTATCAAACTCTATTTCTTTTTTGTTGGTTACCTTTTTAGTATAATATTTATAAATGACACAAATGATTACCGCGCAAGATAGGACAATACAAAATATAATCGAATACATTTTTGGACC